AGTGGTGACTGTGTACGGAGGTTCAAGCTCAGCTAAGCTCCAGTCTGGTGTAGGTGTAGTGAATTCAAGTGAGTGGGAAATCAAACTCATTCACACAGCTCCGACTTCTTATGGTTGGAGCGGAACTCCTCTCTACTCCAAACATGGAATTGTTGGTATGCACCTGGGATTTGAGGAAATAGGCACAGCGAATCGGGCTGTGAATCTTTCATACCTTTCAAGGATGTTAGAGACCACTGAGACACTGCCACCTATGCTCAATTTTACCAGGATTGACATCGAGGACGTAGAGACTCGATCATACGAGTTTCTGACGGCCGAGATTCTCAACCTCGGGGAAGTGAAAATAGGGAAGAGGGAGTTTGCTTACGTGCAACCAAAGTTCAAGTCAAAAGCGTGGGCAGACTATGACACTGATGAAGAAATGGACTACGAGGAAGCATTCTTTAATGCTACGAGTGAAACCGCTTGGTTTGTTGAACCAGAGCATTTAAACTGCCAGGGGGCGGTAAGTGGGAAACCCTTACCGCCCTCCTTTCAATTGCAGGTTATGTCTGGGTCCATCCCGAGCGAGTGCTCGAAGAAGGAGTCGGAATCTCCTCTGTTGGCCGATCGAATTGTAAGTTTAGAGAGGTGTCTGGAAAACGTGTTAGTGATGCTATCATTGATGCAACAGAACACTTCCCGGAGCTCGCAACCTTCGGATGGCCAGAAAGAGGATCAGAAGCTGAACTTAACTCCTTGTTACTCCAAGCAAGAAAGTTCCGTCCTTCCTCTTCCCCCAAAACTCTTGGAGATGCCTGCCAAAGACTGTGCCAAAAGTACCCCAGAAGCAGAGTCAAATCCTGCTTCCAAGGTGCAAGCTGGTCAGTCCAAGCGATCTTCGAAGAGGTCTCGAAAACAGCGGCGTCGGGCGAAATCAACAAAAGCGCCAGCCCCGGCGTCCCCCTCCACATCCTCGGTTCAACCAACGAGGAAGTGTTAAATAGGCATAAAAATTTGGTTGTTTCGGCCGTAGTTGAACGGCTCTTCTTGTTAGCAAACACACCCTTCGAGCAAGTCTTTAACTGTACTCCTAGCGAACTTGTCAGGGCAGGCTTCTGTGATCCGATTAGATTATTCGTGAAGCAAGAGCCACACCCTATAAGGAAGCTTAAGGAGGGAAGATACAGGCTAATAAGCTCTGTGTCCATTATTGACCAGCTTGTAGAGCGGATGTTGTTTGGTCCTCAAAACCAGCTAGAAATTAGCGAGTGGGCGAATATACCGTCTAAGCCTGGAATGGGTCTGTCCCTCCAGGAGCAGGGCGATACCATAATGCGAGACCTCAAGGTCAAACATTCGTGGTGCCCTGCCGCTGAAGCTGATATCTCTGGTTTTGACTGGACAGTGCAAGACTGGGAGTTATGGGCTGACGTTGAGATGCGAATCGCGTTAGGGGGTTTCCCCTATCTGATGGCGAAAGCTGCCAGGAACCGATTTGCTTGTTTCATGAGCTCAGTCTTCCAGTTATCTAACGGAGAGTTGTTAGAACAGCTGCGGCCTGGTATTATGAAATCTGGATCATACTG